CCGCCATGAACTTGGTTGGTGCAATGGTACGACTGCGTCAAGGCAATTTTGCTGCCGCAGCCGCCCACCTGGGTGTTCCTCCCAAAAGGAGAGCAGCTTCCAGGTTTACCAGAGACTATGCCAAGCGCGGCGCGAAAAGCGTCGCAAACGGTTGGTTAGCCCTTCAGTATGGATGGTTACCGTTACTCGAAGATGTCCATGCGTCGTGCGAAGCACTGGCGCAGAGGAACATCGGTCCGATGTACGTTACCTCCAAAGTCAAGAAGCGGTTAATCGAGCCCGTGAAGACCGTGAATCGCGTTTATGATGGTGGTACTCATTACACCACAGAACGCGTTAACGGCAAGCTGGAGACTACGCTGCAAATCAGCGTGACGTACTACAAGTCGCCGTCTCCTGCTTCCGCGCTATCGAAACTGGGTATTACTAATCCAGCATTGCTAGCGTGGGAATTGGTCCCTTATAGTTTCGTTATCGACTGGTTTCTCCCTATCGGGCAGTGGATTGGAGCGTTTGATGCTACTTTAGATCTAACGTTCCAGTCCGGCTACGAGACGGTGTTTTCCAAGTTTCAAGCGAGCTACGAGAAGACTCAGCAGGGCAAGATCTCCAACTATGTGGATGATTGGTATGCGTATGCTCGAACTAACCAGGTGTACTGCGAGAGAAAAGTCTTAACTGGCTTTCCCTCTCCTTGTATTCCGGCGTTTAAGAATCCGCTATCGCTCAAACACATGGCCAATGGCCTTGCTCTATTAACCTCAACCTTCAGGAAGTAAATACAATGACTGCTATCGCAGCTTTGACCATCAGTGACGGCAAAGCAACTCCCGTCGCACATACCTTCAACCCCGTCAACATCGACGCGGCCGGTGTCGCTAAGTGGTGCGACCGTTCAGGCGGTATCGCCCTCGGTTATCCCACTATCACTTTCTCGATGCGTCAGCCTTCCAAGGCCAATCGCAACTACAAAGTGACGACGAAGGTCGTTTACCCTGTCCTCGAGCAGACTTCGGCATCGACGGCTTCCGGCATTCAGCCGGCTCCGACGAAAGCCTATGATCTCATCTTCAACGGTGAGTTCATTCTGCCCGAGCGTTCTACCCTTGACCAGCGCAACGACGTGCTTGCATACGTGAAGAATTTCTTCGCGAACGCAGCGGTCATTCCGCCGGCGGTGCAGAACTTCGAAGCTGTTTACTAATCAACTTCGCTGAACAGGAGTAAACCTATGTCATCCTCTAGGAGACGTAACTCGGACATCCTTTTGGAGGCCCGAACCTTCCGCGCCCGCCGTCGGTATACTGACGACGCCGTTTTCAATTTCCTTTCGGCTATTGATACTCCGAAGGCCCTCGCTGTTTGGCTCCTTTTCAAATGGAAAGAGCATGATCAGCTTACGGCTATCGATATCAATCCGGATCACTATGGGGAGAACCCATATGCGTTCCGGCTCGACTTGGCGGCTGTCTCGATTCTTTCAAAAGCGAAGTTCTTAGGAACGACGTTCGATCGAAAAGAGGTAGCCTTTGCTAAATTCCTCAAGTATGAGGAACTATGTCGAGAGACGAATAGACGCTTCCGGAATCCATTGCTGGATCCGTTGAACCACGGACCCAGCGTTTGGTTGCTAAATGCAACCCGACGTAAAGTCTCTGTGATTCTGGGCGACTATAGTCCCGAGGAATTTGTTGGAAACGCCGATTGGGGTCCTGGAACTTCTACGCTCATCAAGGGCGAACGAGTTTCAGCCATCAATAAGTTCCACGAAGAACGTGGAATAACGCGCGATCTGTACTCCCTAGTAAGCGACTGGTTTCCAGTCGCCTACCCCTCGTGGTCTGCTAACTTATCCCGTAACTACGGAGAGAATTGGCAGATCTTGGAGGTTGGGAACAAAATTGTCACCGTTCCGAAGAACGCTAAGACGGAGCGTGTTATCGCTATGGAGCCCGGGATTAATCTCTGGTTCCAGAAGTCGATTGGCACGATGATCCGTAAGCGTCTCCTTCGGGTTGGTATCGACTTGAATTCGCAGGTTAGAAATCAGCAACTTGCTCGGCAGGGGTCCTTAGACTCCAGCTTAGCGACTGTTGACTTTTCCTCGGCCTCGGATTCCATTGCTTTGGAGGTTGTCAGGGAGTTGCTTCCCCCTGATTGGTTTCAACTTCTTGATGCATGTCGATCCAAGTTCGGTACGCTTGACTCTGGTCCTATTAAGTGGGAAAAGTTTTCCAGTATGGGAAACGGCTTCACTTTTGAACTAGAATCGCTTATATTCTTTGCTGCTGCGCAAGCAACAGTGGAATATTTGCGAGAACACGAACATCTCGGGATAAGCTCCGAGATATCAGTGTTCGGGGACGATGTAATCATCCCAAATCAAGCGTTTGACCTCTTCGCTGAGTTTAGTCGCTTCCTTGGATTCAGAGTGAATCCCGATAAGAGTTTTCATACCGGGTATTTCCGAGAATCCTGTGGGAGTTTCTACTTCTCAGGGGTTGACTGTAAGCCACTTTTCCTCAAGGAGAAGCTTGGAAATGTCGAAAGCCTTTATAAGTTGGCTAACGGTATCAGGCTTCTGGCTCATCGCTACGGTTTCAATCGTAGCTGTGACGCTAGGTTCCTGGACTGTTGGACAGCTATTTATCTCTGGATACCAGAGCCACTTCGGCTCCGTGTCCCCAGGGATGCAGGCGACACCGGCCTCGTCAGCAACTTCGACGAAGCCTGCCCCAGCCGTGCGCGATACGGTATCGAAGGATACTACTACCGAGCACTAGCTAGGACGAGTGTTAAAGACAAATCCGAAGTCGAAGCCGTATTATTGGCTCGACTTTGGCAGCCGTCAACTGAAGAGCATGGTAATACGTATGCTCTCAGAGGCCGAAGCCAGCGATTTGTTGCTAACTCGCTGGTTCCACGGTGG